AAGCATTTTGAACATTAATCTGGTTTGCTTGATTTTGAGCTGCTGTATCAATTGTATTAGCTTTTCTACGCCATTCAACATTAGATTGCTCCACAGCTTGAGCATTAGCAGCATTCCATTGATCAGCCTGATATTCCATTTGATTATTAAACTGTTGCATTTGTATAGAATTAGCATTATTAATTTGATCTGCTTTTAATTCTTGATTAGAATTAAACTGTCTCATTGCATTAGTTTGAGCAGTATTTTGCAGTCTAATCTGTGCTTCCATATTATTCATAAATTGATTTAATTGATTTTGAGATGTAGCATTAAACTGTTGAGCAGCATTATCAAAAGATTGATTAGAAAGAATTCTCTGTTGCATCTGTTGAGCTTCTAACATTGATGCTTGCTGTTCATTACTTAGATTTGCCATATCCAACTGTAAGAATGATTGAGCATTTTGAGCTGCTATTTTAGTTCGTTGGTCTACTGTAGCCATATCTAGACTTGCTAAAGCTGTTGCATTTTGCATAGCTGCTTGTTGTTCAGCATTAAAGTCTGTTAGCGTCATAGTCTGCATAAACTTACTATTAGCTAACTCTACTTGCTGATCAGCATTAAATTTAGCCATGTCTAGATTAGCAACCATACCAGCATTTTGAACTGCTCGTTGCTGATCAACATTTAATTGAGCTACTCCCATCTTTTCAGCAAGCTGTGCTTGTAATAAGTTAGTTTGCATACGAGCATTAAGATTTGCTAGATCTGTTTGTTGTTCAGCACTTAAATTTTCAGATTCTGTTTGATTTCTAGCAGATAGATTAGCAAGCTTCATTTGCTGTTCGTTAGTTAAATTAGCCAGTTCCATCTGCTGTTTAAATGCAGCATTTTTAGATAAGAAATCAGCAGCTATCTGGTTTTCTTGTATTAATGACTGCTGTTGATTAGTTAAATTTTGTGCAGCTCTAGTTTGTAGAGCTTGTGCATTTGCTTGTGCAATAGGAAAAGCACTTTGAATAATTGCATTAAACAGAGAGTCTCTACCTACTGATGAAGACTGTAAACCTCTTTGAACCATTATAGCATCTACAGCATCTACGGCTGGTTTAGCCCATGCAGGAACTTTATTATCTTCTAAGCCTTCTAAGAGCTTGTCCATTTGGCCTGAAACAAGAGCCTCTTCAGGTAGCTCTGCAACTGCTGCTACTATTGCAGGTTCAGTAACATCTAAAGCTCCTGGATTACTGACAACTGTAGAAGCTGCTTGTTGAGATAAATTAGAATTCTGTGCCAAGCTAGATGCTGCTGCATTAGCTGTAGAAGCTTTTAAAGAATCCATTATTTGTTTTCTTGTAGAACCAAAACCAAACGTATCTACAATTTGTTGTGCATTTTCACTAGTAGCAGCCGTAGATGTTATAGCTTCTCTAGTAGATATCTCATCTTCTTGAGTAGCTGCAACACTTGTAGTCTGTCTAAAATCAACTTGCTGTACTTTAGCATCTTCTGAAATATCATATTCAGTACGTCCTGCTCTAGCAAATTCTTCTTGAAGTGTATCTCTTCCAGTTGCTTGTGCTCTTTCTCTAAGTGTCGCTAGTTCTTCAGGAGAAGCTTCTCTAGTTAAAGTTGTAACATCATCAGCAGCTTGAACTGTAGGAGTTTCTGAAACTTTTATTGTATCTCTATCTATACCTGCTGCTTGTTCTCCACCCCAAATACCTCTAGCCATACCTACAGGTCTAGCATAATGAGTTCTATCAATATCTTTAGTATAAGAATCTACTGTAGAATCTAAAGCTATATCTCCATACTCACCTGTTAATTTCTGTATCTCAGAAGATAAAGTATCATCAGGCGTTCCTATCTTCTCAGCGTCCATTTGAGCTGTAGGTGCAGTTTGTCCAGTAGACATTTGTTCTAATCTAGAAACATGCTCTCCAAACTTTCCACCTATGGGAGAAACGTCAGCTAAAGATTTTAACCTTTTAGGTGTTTCAGGAGTAGGTATACTATAATCTTTACCAATCTCGCCTGTTGGAAAATTCTGTTCAAACCATTTCCGTTGGTCTTCAGGAATTTGAGTAGGATCTTTTTTATATTGATTATATAAATCTATTAGTTGACCATATACAGCAGCATAATCACTATTAGGATCAGCCCATTTATCATACTGTGCTTGTTGTTCTGGGGTAGCAATACCAGCAGCTACTCTATTTAATATATATATAAAGTTATTATCACTTTTTCCTAATGGATCACCTTCAGTTCCATCTTTAGTCCACCAAGACGGAAATTCAGGAGGTGTCCAAACATCATCATCATCGGGTGGGGGATCATCAGGTGTTTGTACGTTGGTAATCTTATCTGTTGGAAAATTTTGCTTAAACCAATTTAATTCTGGATCTTTTAAAGTACCAGCTTTAAATCTATTGTACATAGAAACTATAGGTGCATATGAAGCAGCATGAGTAGCATTAGGATCAGTCCATATATTATATTGGTCAATCATTGATTGTGAAGCAGGATCATTAGGATCTGCATCTGTAACTTTATTTAAAATGTGTATAAAGTTATTATCACTTTTACCTAATGGATCACCTTCAGTTCCACCGTCATACCACCAAGACGGCATTTGTGGAGCTTGCCACTCACCTAGAGTATCTTGCTGATTGGCCTTCCATATTTTATACTCTTTCTGCCATTGAGCAGCATCTTGTGTTTTTTGCTGTATACCATATAGTCTTTTTGCTTCAACAAGAGGCATTGCTTGAACTTCTTCAAGAGACAATCCTAAAGCTTCAGAAATTGCTTTTTGTTGTCTTACTGTTGGATCACGATCTGGTACATCACGACGTGGAGTTAAAGGAGGGGCATCTCGTTGTCCAGTTCTAGGTTGAGGTTGAGGAGCTGTCCATTGTCCTGTTGTAGTATCTTGAACTTTAGGGACTGCTGGAGCTACATAACCTGTAGGAGTCTGTGCACCTCCTTCGGCTGTATATTTAGTAGTGCCTATGCCTGGCTCATACACAGACATAGTAGTTCGCATTGGATCAGGATTAGCTGCTGCGGCTTCTCTGGCTTTTTGTTGTTGCGCTCGTGCATTAATAAGCTCTTGAACATAATTTTCAGCTTGTGTTTTAGCTCCAAGAATAGAACCATCATCCTGCTGCTTATCTTTAAAGAATACTTGATCTCCTGGAAAGCCTCCAAGATATCCTTCACCAGAAGGTTTTACATATTCATACGTTCCTGGTTTTGAACCACCAGCATTAAACCCACCAGCAGCAGCACGTTTACGCTTCAAAGCTTTTGTAACTGAACGATTATTACGCTTTTTTCTCTTTTTAGCCATTATTAATTACCTTGAAATGTATAAATAAGTGCCGTAGCACAAACAGTTATTAGTATCCACATGAACCTTTCTGACATTTTAATTGAGCTAGTATTCTTAGATACTTGACTCTGTAATAAAAGAAGATCATCTTCTTGTTCATCTGCTCTATACTCTAAGCGTTTAACTCTATTTGTTGAAGCGATTAAACGCTCTTCTATTCTTGCTACAGTTGTAGCTGCTTCTGAAAGCTTATCAATTTTCTCTTCAATTCTATCCAATCTAGCATTGTCCATTTCATTATTCATTATTCTTTGGTGATATCACTTATAGTTTGTTCAGTACATAACCTATCGCCTATTACTCTTGCAAGATTTGCTCTATGATAAGAATCTAATAGATCATTAACATAATCATTACCTCCTTGCTTTGTAAAAGCCCACTCACAAATTTTCTTTTGTGTTAAATCCTCGAAAGCGATAAATGTATCAGCATCTAAAGAATCTATATCTATATAAACTTCTGCTCCTCCCGATGAACACCATTTATATGTACCATCTTCATTTTTATCAGCATAGTCTGAATCAAAAAAAGTTGTTCTAAACACTACCACTTTTACAACATCAGTAAAACCACTTACTTCATTTGTAGTAAGTACTCTATCTAATGAAGTTTCATAAGTAACAGCCATCACTATCTCCTTTAATTTAAATTAGCAGCCAAGCCTGTTCGTAGCTTTGCAAATTTTTCTAATGTTTGACAAGCTACGTTTTCAACAAGTTGCTTATCTTCTTGATCTAAATTATCTGTATAGGGCAATACTTTTTCTAAAGCATATGCTAACATTTGATTACCATTTACTTTTCCAGTTTTATATATTGGTACATAATTAAATATACTGGCTTGTTCTGCCAACATTCCATAATCAACTGCTGTTTTAGCAGTTAATGTATGTTTAACTAATACATCCGTTTTATGATTCATATATCTAGGCATTTTCAACCTTTTTACTTTTTGTAAAATATTTGAATCACTTTTTGGAATACTATTCCAATTAGTAGGATTAATAATAAAAACAGATAAATCCACAATTTGTTTTCTATCTTCTTTTCCTATTGCTCTATATATTTCCTTATGCATAGGATGATCTCCAAACACAGTATCCTTACTAATGCATATATCATATTTTTCTAACATCTCAGTAGCAGGTAAATCTTTTTCTTTAAGATTTAAAATTACACCACTTCTAACAACAAGAGTTAAAGTATCAATATTGTTTAAAGCTGTTGGAATAAATCCATTTTCATAAGGAACAACTTTATATTCCCAATCAGGCATGTTAGCTTTTATACTATTCTCAGTAATACTAGCTAGCGAATCGCATTTCACCACTAAAATAGGTAGGGGCATCATGTCTTCCTTGTTTAAAAAAATCAAAAAAATAATCTACTCGTGTTGGATATTGATATGGAATTATTCCAGAATAAGGACAAGCTACAATAGCTGCGAGTTTTGTAAAAGCTTCTTTACAATTCATTGTTTTACAATCCTCACAAAATAATGTTTGATAAATAGCTGAATAAGTAAGCCAATTATTAGGTAATCCAAAATCATAGGCTCCTTTCTCTTTTATCATAGCTAACATACCTAGTTCTGAATTTTGACAATATCCCACTCTTGTTGCTCTATTTAATAAAGTATGTCCACTTATTTTTTTATCCAATATTGCATTTCTACCAAATCTATATTTTAAAGATTCTACTAAAGGATTACTTGTAATTGGATGTAATTTTAATTTAGCTCCTTGTGCTACAGCGTTTGCAACCTTATCTAGATTTACAACTTTTTTTAAAATATTAGATCCTGGCAAAAAAATTACAAAATCATGATTTAAAGACGTTGGACGTAATTTATATTTATCTACATTATTATCTCTTAAATTTGCAAGTATAGGTAAAGCATCTTCAATTTCTTTATGTTTTATAGCTTGTCTTAGTATTTCTAAACAATATTTTTCATTAGCTGGTTTTAAATATATAAAGTTTGTAAAAAGATCTGTATAGACAAATCCAGTTAATGAATCTTTAATATTATACCAAAGATCATATTGAACTGGTTTATCCCCTAACACAGTTTCAGGCATACTCGCTTTTATATTTAGCAGCTTATCATTTTCTGGATGGCGTAATATGTTTCCGCTTTTAAAAAAATGAGCAGCGTTATTACCTAGTTCATCTTTAGTCGCTAGTTTTTTTAAGGGCATCTTCTAATCTCTTTACCTTTTCTTCTAAGGCTGTAGTTCTATCTTCGGACTCAGAAAAATGTTCCATTACAATATCAAGAACTGTTTCAAGCTTGACATTAAATTCTTCCATAGTCATTTCTTTTTTCTTTTCAGCCATTAATCTTCCTCCCAAGAATCTCCATCCCAGTATCTTGCATTATGTGCACCAGCACTAGCCACTTCTGTTTGGTTTCCTGTGGCTGTTAAGCGTTCATATAAACTTGTTGTTGTAGAAGCACTTGTATCAGTAGAAGCACTAGTAGTTGTTGTTTTACTTGTAGCTGTAGCAGCAGTTGTATCATATGTTGTCGTAGTATTATAAGTAGTAGTTGTACTGGCTGAAGTACTCCAAGAAGTTGATGTAGTAGCAGATGTACTGGCTGTAGTATTTAATGAACCAGACGATTGTCTATACCACCAGTAAACATGATACCAAGTAGGCATAAAAGATGCAGCCCAATTATGCCTATAATAAGTCCAACCCCCTTGATAAATAGAGCTAGGATGACCATTATAAGTCACAATAAACTGATGACAACTAGCAATATATGTATACCCATTAGTATGTTCACCCCAATAATAGTGGCAATTTATATTTAACTGATAATATGGGCCTTGTGTACTAGTATACGTAGTACTCCAAGTAGTATTATAAGTAGTAGTTGTATTTTGTGAAGTATTCCAAGTTGTTGTTGTAGATTTAGATGTAGCAGTATCTTTGGTTGTACTAGCTGTTGTATCAGTATCATATGTTGTTGTAGTATTAGCAGAAGTAGTTGTACTAGCAGTTGTTGTTGTACTTCTAGTTGTTGAATAAATAGCATCCCATGCAGTTGTTAAACTACCATCTGTTTCCTTAACAACTAAATAGTTGGCTGCCCATATAGTATTTGCTCCTGTATCTTTTATAAAGACCTGTGTAGGAGTTTTTAATGCACTACCATTCCATACTCTTATTGCCATAATTTAACTCACCACATACCAAACATGACCAGTAGGAAAACCTGAACCACTTGTAGGTGCAGATGTTACAATTGAATAAGTTCCAACTGCTTTATTCTCATTGGCTGTTATTGTTCCACTAAATACAGCAGCACCAACCTCAGACATATCTAATTTTAATGCTGTTATTCCTGTTCCTCCATCATCTCCTTGAAATAAAATATCTTTATCTTGGGTAGCAACTTTCATTATTAAATCAGTTGATGAGTTAGTTATACTACCAAATTCTGTACCATCATCAGAAAATTTAATATCTGCACCGTCTGCATCTAAAACTATATCTCCACCAGAATCTAATGTAACAGTTGTACCAGCTAGTTCTGCTGTACCATCAGCAGTGATTTGAATATTAGCTGCTGCTGCTGCATCGTCTGTTGTAACAATATCTAATGTACCGTTTGTACCTACAGTAATAGTAGCCGTGTCACTAGCCGAACCTGTCATGGTTATAACTTTACCATCTACAGCAACGTCATCTACTGTTAAGGCTGTCAATGTTCCCAAGCTAGTAATATTAGATTGGGCAGCCCCTGTAACAGTAGCTGCTGTACCAGATACATTGCCTACTACGTTACCTGTAAATCCTGAAGAAGTAATTGTCCCTAAAGAAGAACCCCCATCTGCAAAAGTAATTGTACCTCCGTCTGCATCAAGGGTTATTCCTCCACTAGAGTCTAAGGTTACGGTTGTACCAGCTAATTCGGCTGTGCCATCTGCTGTTATTTGAATATTTGCTGCGGCTGCTGAATCATCAGTTGTAACAATATCAAGTGTACCATTCGTTCCAACAGTAATAGTTGCTGTGTCACTGGCTGAACCTGTCATCGTTATTACTTTTCCATCTACAGCAACATCATCTACTGTCAACGCTGTTAGAGTACCTAGACTTGTAATATTAGACTGTGCTGCTCCTGTAACAGTAGCTGCTGTACCAGATACGTTACCTACTACATTACCTGTAAATCCTGAAGAAGTAATTGTTCCTAATGACGATCCTCCGTCTGCGAAAGTAATTGTGCCTCCATCAGCATCTAGTGTTATGCCTCCACTAGAGTCTAAAGTAACAGTAGTTCCTGCAAGTTCAGCAGTACCATCTGCTGTAATCTGTATATTTGCTGCTGCTGCATTATCATCAGTAGTTACTATGTCTAATGTACCGTTAGTTCCAACAGTGATTGTAGCTGTATCACTAGCTGAACCTGTCATTGTTATGACTTTGCCATCTACGGCAACATCGTCTACTGTTAAGGCTGTAAGAGTACCTAGACTTGTTATGTTAGATTGAGCTGCACCTGTTACTGTGGCTGCTGTTCCAGATGCATTACCTGTTACGTTACCTACTACATTACCTGTCCAACCAGACGAAGTAATTGTACCTAACGAAGAACCTCCATCTGCAAACGTGATTGTCCCACCATCAGCATCTAAAGTTATACCACCTGATGAATCTAATGTAACTGTCGTACCAGCTAGTTCAGCAGTTCCGTCAGCAGTAATTTGAATGTTAGCTGCGGCAGCATTGTCATCAGTAGTTACTATGTCTAATGTACCATTTGTACCTACGGTAAAAGTTGCTGTATCACTAGTTGAACCTGTCATAGTGATAACTTTACCATCTATTCCAACATCATCTACTGTTAAAGCTCCTGAAACTGCTAATGTTGTTCCATCAAATGTTAAATTTGCTTCAGCATCTAGTTCAGTTGTAGTTGCTCCAACAGTAACAAGTTCATTTTCTGTGGCATTATTTAATGCTGTTACTGTACCTGTAGCTACAAAATCTAAAGTATTATCAGTATCATCATAAGTAACAGTAATATTAGTTTCTGTATTAGAGCTAACCATTGCACCAACAGTATCAGCTATATACTCGTTTAATGCTGTTCCATCTACAGTAATTGCGTCAGCTTCTAAAGTTCCATCAATATCTGCATCGCCTGAAATATCTAATGAAGCACCATCTACTTCGCCTGTAACAGTAATACTATCTACATAAGCATCCTTCCATCGTACTGAAGAAGAACCTAGATCAACATCACTATCAGATTGAGGCCCAAATATATTATCGCCTAAGTAGACTTGTTCCACGTTGGCAGCATAGAAATGTATTTCATCAGCAGTTTCAAAATCAATTTTGGTTTGATCATCTTCACCAATTTTTATATCGGTTGCTAATAAGGAAGTAATTGTTGTTTGAGCAGCACCTAATGCAAAGTCTAGTGTATTATCACCATCTTCATACGTAACTGTAATACCTGTTTCTGTATTAGAACCAACCATCGAACCTACAGTATCAGCAATGTATTCATTAAGAGCTGTACCATCTACTGTAATTGCATCAGCTTCTAGTGTGCCATCTATATCTGCGTCACCACTTACATCTAAACTACCTGCATCAAGTTCTCCAGTTAGTGTAATATTTCTAAAACTTGCAACATCTTTATTTGCATCTACTGTCACAACTTTACTAGCAACTACTGTTCCTACAGACGAACCAGTATCACTATAGTTTAGTTCTGTTGCAGTAGCTGTTACGCCATCAAGGATATTTAATTCTGAAGCAGTAGATGTTACACCGTCTAGGATGTTTAGTTCTGCTGTAGTAGCTGTTACACCATCAAGTAAGTTTAATTCAGCAGCAGTAGATGTCACACCATCAAGAATATTTAATTCAGAAGCAGTGGCTGTTACACCATCCATTATATTTAATTCGGCAGCAGTTGCGCTAATCGCTGTACCATTAAAGTTTATTGCATCTGCATAAAGCGTACCATCAAAATAACCATCTTTAAATTCTAAAGAGCTAGTTCCTAAATCAATATCATTATCAGTTACAGGAACTATAGCACCATCTTGAATTCTTATTTGTTCTACAGCAGCACTAGAAACTTCTACAAAGAAACCCCAACGATTGTTTGTGCCATCAACAACTATTTTATTAAGAAAATCTTGATCTCCAATTATTTCAATATTACCACCTTCACCAGCACCACCATCATGTTGGTGTCCTGTTGTACCTGAAGATGCATATGAAAAAGCTGTTAATAGTTTATTAAATTCATTGTTAAACAAAGCTGCTGTCATAGTATCGCCATCAGACATACTACTTTGTCTTGTATAACTAGTTCCTGCCATTACTTATCTCCTACCTGAAGGTACATAATTAATGTACATTCCATTGATTGAGTAAGCAGCTTTTTGGTCTTTGCTATATATTCTTAGGTTGGCTGCACTGCCACTGCCTGTTACTGCTTGTCGCACCATAGGGTCTGTTGATCCACCAAATTGAGATGTACCGAATATTCCAGTTCCAAATAAGGAAGGCAACAGTATATTATCTAAAGTTAATTGTGCTGGCTGTGGTATATTTGTATCTTCATAATCATATCTAAGTCTCAAAGATGGTTCAACTGAACCTTCTGGAGTTATAGATATTTTTACATATTGTAAAGTCTTTCTTGTTCCTACATCTCCAAAATCATAATTTGGAGTTTGATATTTAGCTTCAATATCTAATGCTGTACCATCTGTATAAAATTTATCTCCTGTATCATGCGTGTATATATAACCTAAATTATCACCATGATAAAGTTTTTCAACACCATCAGAATTAAAACCAGACGTAATAGCTGGACATTGTATTCCTACTGTCTCAGACCATTCAAAACCGTTTTGTGTTAATGTTCCAATAATACCTTTAGAGGTAGCTGTAGAATCACCATTAGCAGAATAAAACAATCTATATTGTGACTTACTTCTAATAATACAACTACCTATATTAAAGGTAGAATCAGCAGCTATATCATTAATTACAGATTGTATTTGTCTACTAACAGAACCTAATTCAACGTCACCAATTCGAGCTGTACCTGCAACACTACGAATACCGTCTGGTGCTAAGAAAACTAGATCACCTCCTATTTCTTGTATGCTATAATGACTTAAACATCCTACGTTTTTTGCTACTGGTGTTATTACAATAGTGCTAGAATTATTTATATTAGATAATTTAAAAATACTATTTACACAAAATATAAATAAATCACTACGGAAGCTTTTTAAACCTACTACCTGATCTTCAAGCTGTATTGATCCTGATCCTGTAGATGTAAAATCATCTGGATCTAATGTACCACTATAATAAACTGTATTTGGAGCTGTTGAAGCTCCAGCAACTACTAAGTGTTTATCGTGTATAACACCTACGGCTGGAGCTGTCGTACTACTTACTGTAACTTCTTTTGCAAAATAAGTGCGATTACTTAATACACCTGTCCCTGTCATTTTAAAATAAAAAGGCTTGTTAGCTCCATCACATATAAAAACTTCACCATATGTTGTATCACCTTCATATACTGAAATAGAACAACGCCCTTGTGATGTTCGTGTAAGTGCAGAACGACCTGTAAAGGTTGAATAATTATCTCCACTTCCTGATACACTATCTCTATTTATTTGTAACCAAGTATCTCCATCAAGTGTAAAATAAATATTTGTTCCTGAACATGCAATTAAACCATCGCCATATACTGCTAGACCTAAAAGTTTATTTGAACTGTTTGGTCTAGTATCTCCAAAAAGAGCATAACCACTTATACGTCTATAGCCACCATCAGAGTCTACTTCAAAATTCTGTAAGACTGTGGCTGCCCCAGGCGTAGTTAAAAGTTCAAACTGGTTTAAGTTTGTATTTAAACCACCTTTACAACTAAATCCAAAAGCTTGTGCTGGCATTTAAATTAATCCAACTCTATCGTCTTTCATATAATAAGGAGTAGGTGTAAGCAAATTAGACTTCATTGACTTTATACCTTCCTTATAATCTTGTAATGCAAAAGCTGCTGCTTGGTTATTTTCTTTAAATTGATTTATATAATATCTAGCTCTTGCTATTAATACAGGTTTATATAAATCAGGAAATACTATTGTATCTCCGTGAGCATCAAGCTCAGTAGGTAAATCATATGCATAAAACCAAATACGGTATACTTTATCAGGTATTGGACTTAATCCAAACTTACGTGCATCAGGACTACGGAATACTCTTTTAGGTTCTCCTCCTGCGGCATCACCAGCATCATCTGTATTTTCAGATTTTCTGTAATAGTCTTTCCATTCTTCTGTAGTTATAAAACGTAGATTTTCAGCTAAGTAAGGAGCTGATTCACCTGATACACCTACAGTAGTTACAAGAAAGTTTGACCAATCGACATAGCCATAGTCTGTAGTAAGATTAGAACTGGATGCTTTTAACTCATACCAACGTGTATTAGCTGTTGTTTCTACATAAACATTACCATACATAGGATCAGTAGCACCACTTTCTCCTGTTGCTAAGAAAGGCCAAGAAGGTTCTTCATTAACAATATCTAAATATGCTCTATTAATAGCATCTTTAGCGTGTTGTTGTATTCCAATAGCATCACTAAAATTCGTTGCAGTTAATACAACTTCATTAAATTCTACTAATAATTCATTAGTTAAATTGAGAAATGTAGCCATTAGTAGTCGTTATTATTAACTTTAGTATTTAGACCACCTGCGGCTTTATCACAAGCTTCGGTCATTTTAGCAATAGAGACATAACCTCCTTTTGCATAACCACCTCTAGCTTTCTTTGCTGCTGCTTTCCCCTCTTTAGTATAGGGATACTTTTTACCATCAACTACTGGCATGTCGTTTCTCCTTTTTTCTAAAAATACGATCATAATTATCTTGATATTTATTTTTATCAAAACCTTTACGGAATCGACATTCTTTACTAACTAAGGTTCTTCTAAACATCATTGGATTCTCATCGCTTCCAATTTGATTTCCAGGCATCTTTTATTTCCTTTAGAGTAAAGGGGGTCATATAGACCCCCATAGCTAAATAGCTTAGTCTATACCGTAGAAAGCAGAAACCAATGCTTCGCTACGTAGTACT